GCTCTTGATGTTGATCTTGGATTAACTGGTATCGCTTCATTGAATTTGAATGCGGCAGAGATTGAAGACATCATTCCGCAAAAGGGATTGTACTCTCTAGAGATTCCGGTTGGTGCCTTTGATTATCCGGTATTTGTTGATCAGAACGCAGGAGCAAGAGGTGACATGTATATTGTCAACTCAGTTCTCCCATCATTCGTCCCATCTGCTAATATCTCTATCCCAACTGGTCAGGCATTTCCGAATCTAGCAAACAACGAAACTAGTAATATAACGTATGTAACAAGTGTCATCAACACAGAAGATAATCCAATACTTACTATTCAGACTCACTACGATGAATTCTACGGTAATGTTACTATACAAGGTTCCAGTATTGTAGATGGTGATTGGTATCCTATTGTTGTGGATCCTGATCTAGCTAATATTACTGAAACTAAAGGCTATACTATTAGAGGTTTCCATCCCTTTGTTCGCATGTCATTCACTAGTAATGCGGGCGCCGTCACTAATATTTTAGCCCGATAATTAACCAGAACAGTTGCTTTTTGTAGCAACTGTGTTATAATAGCATATATGTTTGATATATTGACCGTAGTTCCGGGCAAGAAGAAGCTCACTCAGAGTGGATGGCACAGTTTCAATGCCGTCTGCTGTCATCATCGCGGGCATAAAGCAGACAAGCGCGCCCGAGGTGGACTCAGATTTGACGGAGAGTACAACTGGTCATATCATTGCTTCAACTGCGGATTTAAATGCGGATTTCAGTTAGGTAAGCACATTAGCAGAAACTTGCGGCAGCTATTTGTTTGGTGCGGCGTTGATGACATGCAAATCAACAAGTGGAACTTAGAGAGTTTACAGAACAAAGACCTACTAGAAATCATGCTAGTAAAGAAGAAAAAGCTTAAGGTCAAGTTCAACGAAGTTGCTCTACCAAATGATGCAGAAATGATTCAGGAAGATAATCCAAATCATGTAATGTTTGTTGAATATCTCAAGAATAGAGGCATCGGACTAACCGACTATCCTTTCATGATTACGCCAACAGATGATGGACGAAACGCTAATCGTATCATCATCCCATATACATTTGAAAACAAGATAGTGGGTCATATTAGTCGCTATCTTGATAATCGTATTCCAAAGTATATCAAAGAGCAACAGCCCGGATTTGTATTCGGCTATGATCTACAGAAGCCAGAGTATGAAGTCTGTCTTGTCTTTGAGGGCATTTTTGATGCTCTATCATTCAATGGATGTGCGTTGACCCATGAAACAATTAGCGATGAACAAGCAGAAGTCCTGCGTAGATTGAATCGCAGAATCATTGTTGTTCCGGACATAGATAAGACTGGTCTAGGAATCATTGATAGAGCATTGGAATTGGGGTTTCAAGTGTCGCTTCCGGATTGGGGAGAGGGAATAAAGGACGCCAACGATGCTGTATTAAAGTATGGGCGACTTCCGACACTACTAAGTATATTGCAAAACGCCACTAACAGCAAAATCAAACTACAGATGATGAGGAACCGACTTGATAAAAGACTATAACACAGACGTACAAACACTATTCTTGCAGATGATGGTGACAAACGCGGAACTCTATACCCGCGTGATGAACATCATGAATCCGGAAAACTTTGATCGTAGTCTTCGTCCTGTTGCTGAGTTTATAGTTGAACATACTACTCAGTATAGCGTCATGCCTGATCCAACTCAGATCAAGGCAACAACTGGCACTATGCTCGAACAAGTTCCCAATCTTGAGGAAGGTCATTATGACTGGTTTCTTGAGGAGTTTGAGAAGTTTACTAAACGGCAAGAACTTGAACGGGCTATTCTTACAGCAGCGGATATGTTGGAAAAGGGAGACTTTGATCCAGTAGAAAAGCTAGTTAGAGACGCGGTTCAAATCAGTCTACAGCGTGACATGGGTACAGATTATTTTGCTGATCCGAAGGATCGTCTTAACAAATACTTCAATGCAGGTGGTCAGGTATCGACTGGTTGGCCTCAACTTGATCGTGTTATGTATGGCGGCATGTCTCGTGGCGAATTGAATATCTTTGCAGGCGGCTCTGGTTCTGGTAAGTCCTTGGTCATGATGAACATCGCACTTAACTGGTTGAGTCAAGGATTGAGCGGAGTCTATATCACTCTCGAACTTTCAGAAGAATTAACTTCGCTTCGTACTGACGCCATGCTTACAAGTATGAGTACGAAAGACATTCGTAAGAATCTAGATGATGCTGAATTCCGAGTCAAGATGGCTGGTAAAAAGATGGGTAAGTATCGGGTTAAGGGGATGCCCGCGCAAAGCAACGTGAATGCTATTCGTTCTTATATCAAAGAAGTGCAGATTCAGACTAGTATTAAGATTGACTTTGTTATGGTTGACTATCTTGATCTTGTTATGCCTGTCTCAGTAAAAGTCAATCCAAACGATCAGTTTATTAAAGACAAGTATGTATCAGAAGAACTTCGTAATTTGGCGAAGGAGCTAGGCGTTCTGTTGATTACTGCTTCGCAGTTGAACCGTTCGGCAGTTGAAGAAATCGAATTCGATCACAGTCACATTGCAGGCGGTATCTCTAAGATTAATACTGCTGACTATGTGTTCGGTATCTTTACGTCACGTTCTATGAAAGAGCGTGGTAAGTATCAGATTCAGTGCATGAAGTCTCGTAGTTCTACTGGGGTAGGTCAGAAGATTGATCTTGACTACAATATGGAAACTATGCGTATTACTGATGATGGAGGTGACGAGGATCAACAACGTGCCCCAAGTCCAAATCAGATTCTAAGTCAAATCAAAACTACAAGTCAAGTTGGTTCTACTAATGAAGTTCTTAACGACACTGTTAACTTTACGCCAAAACATGTAGTTGCAGATGTACAAAGTGCAAAGCTAAAGACCTTGTTAAATTCACTAAAGAAATAATTTTTTTGAATAAATACAATCAGTAGGGTCTTTACTTATTATGCAAAAACGAACAAGAAGTCTTTTAGAAGAACTCCAGTCGTACGGCGACACCCGTGACATCAACAATGTCATTGAGTCTCGTGCCTCTAACGTCATCGCTAGTGCAATTAATCTAATTGAATTAATGCAGAAACACTATTCTTCCGACAAGGCCGAATTGCTTGAAAAAAAATTGCTTAGTGCAATTAAGGGTAAAGACCAAGCAAGATTTTCTAAAGCCGTGAGGAAGAAAAATGAAGATAAATGAGTTTGGTTCGCCTGAAAATTTAGAGGAAGGTGTATTAAGTAGTATGCTAGGGGCCACTCCAGTTGCCGCAGTGTCCGGATTGCTATCCAGAAAGGGAACTAAGCAAACTTTGACACAGAATGCTTTCATCAAAGACTTTGTGGATGACGCAATAACTTCTATTAGTAACGGGATAAGCGGCAAATTTATTGATCCTAAAAAGACTATGGCAGGGAATACTACTCCGGGGCCTCCTCCTCCCTTATCTCCTCCCTTATCTCCGAAGCCAACTGCTGCTGTTCCAACAACTTCCCCTACGCAGGTTCCTCCTGCACAGCAAACCGGGCAGACTATGAGTCCACAGCAGACTGCAACAGCTAAGATGCAAACTAAAGCAGGTATTCAACCCACCGGACAAAAAATGACTGCTGCACAACGAACGCAGGCGCAACTACAAGCACGAAAAATGCAAGCTGCTCAGAAGCCAAGACCAGTTAAAGAAGCAACATCATACGACCGATTAAATTCTATTTTTGAAAATATTTTAGAAGCTACTGATCCTAACGCAGCAGCGCCGGATTCCGACAAACCGAGCATCGGCGATTACATGTATGATTGGTTTAACCAATACATGAGCGGTGTTAATTGGATATCTAAAAAAGATCAGGTTATCCCCTACTTAGAAAAAATTGAGAAGGACTATAATTCAGTTACAAAAGCTAAGGGTGCAATTACACAACTTGCACAAGTTGCATATGCATTGTCCAAGGCGTACGGGACTGCTCCTATAGGGGCGCAAAATGCTAAACCCCCGCCGCCGGCACCGGCTGCAACTGATGATATCGATACAAAAATCGCTGATTTGGCAAAAGATCCTAAAGCTGCTACAGCAATGAAAAATTGGGCAGCAAAGAACGCATGAGTGAAATCAGAGAACTAATCGGTAAACTAGAAACCATCGTCCAACCCAAATTGGATGAGGCTAAGGGTCATTTGGATCATCCGGAAGACCTAGTATTCATCGAAGACGAAGCTGGCGCTCAGCGAGCTATCCAAGCTATCGAAGCAACAATCACTAACCCTCAAACTGTAACTATTAAGTGGGATGGCTATCCCGCGCTCATTTTTGGCAGAGGGCCAGATGGTAGATTTACTATCATGGACAAGCATATGTTCAACAAGAAAGACGGCTCTGGACGACAGGTTTTCAGCCCACAGGAGTTTGTTGAATACGATAGAGCAAGAGGCGTGAATCGCGGAGAGTTATATAACATCATTGCAACTATCTGGCCAGGACTAGAAAAAGAAGATCGTGGATCGAACGGATACTACTGGGGCGATCTTCTATTCAGCGCACCACTACAGGATGAAAAAGGGTTATTTAATTTTAAAGCCAATCCTAATGGTATCGCATACACCGTAGATGCCAGCAGCGATGTTGGTAAGCTATTGGCAGATAAAGTAGCTGGTATTGCCGTTCACCAGTTTATTCCTGCTGATGCTGCAAGTACAGACGAAGCGACTACACTAAACGGTTCTATTGGTAACTTACAAAACTCAAGTAATGTTGCTATTGTTCCAAGTAAGATGCCAATTACCCCTAAGTTAACTATGCCTAAGCAGTTAGTTAACATTGCCAATCGTGAACTAAATCAATACGGCGCAGCAATTAGAGACTTGATGCAGACCGCACCTCAGGCTCGTAATACATTCAATCAACTATTCACTACTTACATCAATAAGAAAATTGTATCCGGGAATCTATCTGGTTTGCTCAAGGGCTTCATGGACTATGTAGAAACTAGACCAATGACAGAGAAGATGAAGGCTAAAATTTTAGAACATCTTAACGTTAACAAAGAAGGTCTTTTAGGCGCATTCAAAGTTTGGGTCGCTATCTACAATCTCAAGATGGCAGTTGTATCACAACTTGATCAAGCAGCAAAAAACAGCCCAGTTAAAGGTTATCTACAAGATGGCACTGAAACACACGAAGGTTTCGTTTCTCAGGGGCTTAAATTAGTAGATAGAATGGGCTTTTCACGACAAAATCTTGCAGGCCGTTAACCCAAAACCGATGTTTTTTTCTTCCTGGCATAAATAAAAGTATGAGCATGAAGCTCACATTTTAAAGGAATAATACAATGGCACAATTCACAAAAGTAAATGGTGATTATCAACCAGTCCTACGTTTAGATGCAGCAGCATACACTAACTCAGGTCTAAACGCAGTAACTTCAGCAGCTACAGTTCAGCCTCAGGGTCCAAAGCTTGACTTCTTCACTATCGAAGCAGCTTCAACCGGAGCTTTCTCTGGTGCACAGGTTAACACTATCATTCAAACTATTCAACAGCTTGCAACTGTTTACATCTATGAATACACTGATGGCGGTCCTGACACTGTTGCAGTTGCAGTTTACCCAACTGGTTCATGGGCAGTCGATGACTCGCTTGGTGTATCCTCTAACGTTGTTGCTGCTATCCGCACTGCATTGACTGCTGCTGGTACTGCAAACACCGTAACTGGCAACGCATTCGCAACGTTCACTAACTAATAGTTAGTAAAAATACTACAACAGGAACCCGGAGATATTAATTTATCTCCGGGTTTTTTCTTTGCTCTAAATAGATACATGTCACATCGTATTGCCTGTTATACCCTGTTTGATATTACCCAAACCGGGGTAATGAATAGGTCCAAACCAAACGAAGATGACATTCAGGATTGGATGCATAGACGCAATACACAATGCAATTTTGACACAATACTACAAGTAATATCGATGCGTTCTCAGCCAGAAATAGTAAAAATTCCTGTAAAAACTGAGATGACGGATCAAGAATTTAATAAGTTTGGATTTTTATATCAGTCTGATGATCAATCTAGTTACTGTTGGAAGTTCGAGTTTGAGATACAACATTCAAGCGTGTTTGAAAATGGTATTATGCCATTGGGTGCGCTATATAAAGACTGCGAAGGTGTCCCGATGCTTGTTTGTAAAAATCAAGTAAAAGATACTTCGGCTTTTCTAAATATAACAGAAGAACTAAAAAATATTTACTTTGAGGTAATATGACAACAGTATCCAAACTTAATAAGTTTTTCGATGATGAACTTAATTCTGAACTTAAAGATGTATTGATCACTTGCGATCAGTCCGGAAGATATACACTATTTGGTGTGTATAGTATTTCTCCAACTAAAAGTGGCTATTTTAGAATCCGCGGAAATAATACTGATTTGGAGCTAACTAATATAAAAAATGCGTTAGCATATGTAACATTATTTCACGCCGGCAAACACCGAGAAGCGAGACGAGTACAGCAGCTAGATTTAAGCCTATGTAGTGTAAACGTTGATCTAGAGGTATACAGAAACATACTACGAAATCGGGTGGATTCGGACTCTAAATTACTCTATATCATCAAAATCCAAGAAGATTCTATCAAAAAACGCAGGATTGTTGACGAGATTAAATCACACATAAATAGTTCTATACGGATTCAGGAGCACAATTTCGCCCGGGCCCGTAAGCCGATTTTTAAACAAAAGTGATAAATACTTTATCAAAGGAAGAGTTAACCCTATGAAACTTACTGATCTAGACAGAAGCAATGTAGCTGTAAAGGCATTGAAAGAAGGTTTTGCATTCAATTTCGATATCGCGGGATTGGATCGTCCAAAGACCTTAGCTATGCTTAAGAAGGTATCCGGACTTATCAAAGAGTCACGTAGATCACCTGAATTCCACAAAGCAGAAGCTAACCCAACTTACATGAAGATGTTGTTCATGGAACAAGCTCTCACA